AATAATTGCAGGACACGACTATAATTACGACAATATTGGATTGGAAGTAAACACTGTTTTTGGAGACAAGGTAAACCACTCACCCTATGTGAAGAATGGTACTCAAGAATGGTGGGTATATGTTTAACAATCTTAAAAGGAGAGCATTATGATTTACAATGAAGTAGCAACAAATGATTTATTTACAGAAGATTTACAAGGTGAAAGAAATAAGGTTCAGATGTTTTTAGAAGAGAATCCAGAAATGAAAGTAATAGATGTAGGTGGTGCAATGGGTTCTTGGGCAGAGCCACGGGTTAATGCATATTTAGATATCAACGCTACCCAGTATCTAAGCAAGACTGAAGCTCTTTTGTTTGATGGTAATTTAAGTGACCCTGAAGGTTACGCCTCTGTTTTAAAACACGTAGAAGAACAAGGTAAGTTTGATTTTGCTATTTGTACACAGACACTTGAGGATATACGTAACCCTTCTTTTGTTTTACAGATGTTACCCAAGATAGCTAAAAGAGGGTATATAGATGTACCGTCTAAATATCATGAATTTAGAATTACAGAATTACCACAGCCACTTTCAGAATGGGGATTAACACAATATAATAGAGGATATACAGGTCACCGTTGGATTATGAATATGGTAGATTGTGTATTTGAAATGTATCCTAAGTTACCGTTTGTTTATAATATTGCAGAGTTAGATTATTTAAAAGTAGATGAACCTGAACCGCTTGTAAAAGGTATGCTTTGTTTTTGGTGGAGGGATATTATAGAGTGGAGGATTGTCGGGGATGATTTCCTTGGACCAAATCCACCTTCTGTATATAAGATGTATAGTGAAGGTTTAAAGGTAGGTTTATAATGAAAGATTGGAAAAAGGTTGAGGGTTGGATAGAACCAGAAGTAGGTCCTATATTAGCGGAGCTTGCTAAAGATAAGGTATGTGTTGAAGTTGGTAGTTATAAAGGTAAATCTTCTTGTGCTATAGGGTCTACGGCTAAACATCTACATTGTATAGATTTATTTAGAGCGGATAATACAGGATTAGTTGGTAAAAAGATTACTACATTAAATGAATTTAGAGAGAGTATAGTCGGTTATCCTATAACATATTATATTGGGGATTCTAAAACTCATTGTGATAAATTTGAAAATGATAGTATCGATTTAATTTTTATAGATTCATCACATAAATATGAAGATACTGTTGAGGAAATAAATTGTTGGTGGGATAAAGTAAAGGTGGGAGGTGTTTTTTGTTTCCATGATTGTTTAATTGTTTCTGTGCCAGAAACTGAAGGTTTAGCTGGTGTAGGCAAGGCTGTATTAACAAGATTTAAAGTTAAAGATATATCGGGTATACAAAATTCTTTAGTGTGGTTCAACAATCATAAAGTTAATGAATAGAGGATTTAATTATGAATAGTAAACCAGATGTTACATTAATATTTCCAAGTAGTCCGTTTCTTTTGAATCAGACTATGTTTCCTCCTTTAGGAATAATGTACTTGAGTGCTTTTTTAAAGAGTTATGGAATTAAAGTGCAATGTTTAGATATGGCTTTAGGGCATACTAAAGAGATGGAAGATGCAGATATTATAGGTCTTTCTTTTACTACGCCTCAAAGAGACGAAGCTTTTAAATTAGCTAAATATTATAAAGAACAAGGTAAGTATGTAATAGCAGGTGGTCCTCACCCTACCCATATGCCTGAAGAATGTTTTGAAAATAGTATAGATCATGTAATACCAGGTTATGGGGAGTTTGCTCTGGCTAATAAGATTTTAGAAATTCAGGGTGAGGATTATTCTATAGCAACAAATAAGTTCACCATAGACGATTATCCTATGCCTGATAGAGAGTGTCTACCTATATATGAGTATTATCAGGAAATTGAAGGGAGAAAATCAACACCTTTGATTGCTTCAAGAGGATGTCCTTATGGCTGTTCTTTTTGTAGTAAAGTAAGTCCTAAATTTAGTATTCAATCTGCTGAAAGAACTTTAGATGAAATACATTATTTAGATAAAGAGTATGGATTTAAAGCTTTTTCAATATATGATGATACTATTGCAGTGGATAAGAATCGCTTAAAGAAGATGGCAGATGTATTGTGTAAAGAAGATTATAAGTTTAGATGTTTTTGCAGAGCAGATCTTTTAAATGACATAGAAATATGTGAGTATTTGTGTGAGATGGGTGTAGTAGATGTAGGTATTGGTATTGAGAGCGGTTCAGATGATATTTTAGAAAAGAATATGAAAAGAAATACTGTAGATATGAATACTCTTGCTATTAAAAATTTACAAAATGTAGCTGTTAGATCTAAAGCATTTTTAATAGTAGGATTACCTGGAGAAAATGAAACTACAATTAAAGAAACAGAACATTGGATAGAATTTGCTAAACCAGACGATATTGCTCTGTCGGTATTTCAGCCTCTTCCTGGTTCGGATATATTTAAAAATCCTGAAAAGTATGATATAGAATTTGAGTATAATGGGAATCCTATGTGGTATAGAGGAACACCAGGAGAGTATTTGCCTATGACAAGAACAAAAGATTTATCGACTGAAAGAATAATACAATTAAGAGACCAATTAGAAACGTCTTATAAAAGGAAGGAAACACTACAATGAATACCATAACAAGGAAACATTATACACAAGTAGATGGTTTTATTCCTGAGGAGTCTATACAGGAAATTAAGAACATTTGTAAAGATAAGATCTGTTTAGAAATAGATGCAACTAAAGGTAAAGAGTCTATAATAATAGCACAGGTAGCAAAGTTGGCGGTTATTTTAGCATCTAAAGAAAATATAGAAGAAGTAAAGGAAAATCTTCAGGGATACTATAATATACAGATGGTTGAAGGTGAAGTTTTGACTAATATTAAATATTTACAGAATAACTTTTTTGATGTTATTTGTGGACCTTCGGTTAAATGTAGTGATTTAGTAGAGAGTAAACTTAAACCTTCAGGCATACTTATAATGAAGGGAGTTGAATAATGAAAAACTTCCAATTATTTGTAATAAAAACTTTTGAGAGGAATTCAGATCCTATTAAAACTTTAGAGTCTTTTAAAGGAAGGTCAGATACGTTTACTATAGTAGATAGTTTTTTTGAGATTAATTCTATAGATAAAGACCCTGAAGGTTGGTTTGGTGTATTTTACGATAATGAAATAATAGAAGATCAGTTATTAGTTTCTTTGGATGTATTTTTTGCAGAATCAGAAGCAGATGTTTTAGTTTGTTTTAAGAAAACTGAAGAAGGGCAGAGTAAATGTTCTAGATTTTTTAAAGGGGATATAGAGTTAAAATTAGATTCTTTATCTCCTGTATTAGAAAATAAGTTAGATTATCAAATGGTATTAAATGGATGGGTATTACGTAATGATTAGAGCAGTAGTAGATATAGCATCTTTAAATAGAGTAATAAGTGCTTTAGATAGAATTTCGGCGGCTATTACTTCGGAGTCAAGAAATAATCCAAAAAGAAATGCTGTATTGTCTAGTTATAATGTAAGGAGTAATTTAATGAGTCAAAGATTTGCTTCTTCATATGAACCTTTGAATCCGGATTATAAGAAAAGAAAAATAAAACAAGGAGGAAGTTCTGCATTTTGGAGATATAGAGATGATTTGTATTCTAATATTACTATATTTTCTTTTTCATTAGGGGATAATTCTACTTATTGGGCAGGTGGTATTGTTCCTGGAACACCAAATTCTAAAGGACAAGACATAACTAAATATGGGTTGGCTGTAGAATGGGGTAATCCTGATAGGAATCTTCCTTCAAGAAAATTATTTGGTCCTACTATGAAAGAGTTTTCTAAAAAGGAATGGTTAATAGAAGCTAATGTATCGTTAAGAAACATCAAATCACAATGGAGGTAGTATGAATAACTTCAAAGAAATGAAAGCAAGAGAGTTAATTTCAGCAATAGATAATAAATATTTAGAATGTAAGAGAAAAGGAATGTCAAGGTATAACCCAGAGTGGGGTTTATGGTCCAGAGAAATGAATACCCCATTAAAAGATAGAATTAATACACATAAAGAAATAGAGCATGGATATTTAGTTCTTGTATTTAATTATTGGAATATCCGTTCTAATTTGTTACAATGTTATTATGAAGGTAAATTATTAAATATGTTTACAATAAATAGATATCGAAAAGAGGCTATAATGATTAAAGAGACGATTGTAAAAGGAAAAGAGCCTCCTTTATATACGGATTCTTTTGATAAAATAGCATCCAAAATATTAGGGGTAAATGTAAGTGGGTGATATAACTATTATAGATGTAGAAGCAAAAGATATTCATATTACATTTTCAATGCCCTTACAGTCTCTGGTGAAAGTACAGAAGTGTTTAGATAATGCGATTGTAAATTTAGAATCTGAAGATGAGAGTTTTGTGTATTTAAAAGATATATTTTTACCTGAAATAGAGGATATAATAAAAAAGGTTAAGGGGGAATAATGACATTAGATGCAACTGCTCGTGAATCTAATTTAAGGGATAGTATTAAAAAGTATTTTACAGATAATATAGAAGGCACAGAAAATATTCATGTTGTATATGATAAAAAATTAGCTCAACCTAATTTAAGAAATAAAGAAATAAATAGATGGGTATCTGTTAATTTTGGAAACAGTACTAGAAGAACTTTTTCTGATTTAGTACTTACAATATATTGTTGCCAGAGAAAAGACACCGAGAATCGAAAGTTAGGTCAATTGGTAGATAAGGTTATGGATTTGTTATTAGATACAACTGCTGATGGAGACGGCATAAAAAGGATACCTTTTTATCAGTCTTACCCTTTACCTTGGACTTTAATAGGAGCTTTATTAGTATATGATATAATAGACTCTAATGATCTAGACGGCTTAGATGAAACAAATTATAAAATTTTAACGGTGACATTAAAATGGCCTGCAAAAGTATAAAAATAAAGCATAGTAATGTATGCTTAGTAATAGTTCAATGTATTCTCCGTAAAGTATCAGCCTCTATTTTTCACGGGGTTTATGTAACCTTTTTAGATATGTGAGGTAATAATGGAAGAAAACAAGAGTATATTTTATTCCTGTAGTAAGTGTGGAAAAAGGTTAATTCAAAGACTATCTAATGGTACTTGGAAATTTTTGTATGGAAGGAATCCTAAATACTCTAAACGTCCTTATCCTCCTGTAGAAATGTATATTTTTGGTTCTTTAAAAATGAGATGTTTAGCTAATGGATGTGAGCATATGAATACGTTTAATTTCTTTCCTGGTAAGGAAGGATTAGAAAATTTAAAACAATCGCCTGAAGCGAAATCTCCGGAAAACAATAAAATTTTAGAAAGAGAGGAATAATTATGGCTATAAGAAGTGGACCGACGACTAAAAATAGTGGTAGTGCCAGAATAGGGTTAATGAAGATCCTTCTAGGCGATTCAGCTTCAAACATTGATAATGATGTTAGAACTTTAGACACCACAACTAATGCTATGGGTGCTCTTGCTAACACCAAGTATATGGGTAATGTAGACTGGTGGAGTTTAGAGTCAGGTTACCCGTTGCAGGAAGATGCTCAGTTTCCTATTAGAGAGAAAGCTTCTCTAGAGTGTGCTTTCTTGGAACAAACTCCTTGGAACTTAGCTATGGCACATGGTATAGATCCTGTAAGTGGTGAAGGGTATGACGAATTATGGTCTGGTGAAATTAAGTTAGGTGCTAGAACTGCCCCTGCATATATTAGAGCAGAAGCAATAGGTGCTTATCCTGACGGAATACATAAGATGAATATCATTTTTCCTAGAGCTCAGGTAATTTCATCTGTTGAGATGGAAGATCAGAAAGAAGAAGGAAGTAATACTCCTGTTGTAATTAATGCTACACCTTCAGATAGTGGTGTAACAGGAGGAAATGCAGTATGGGACGACAAGCCTTTAGGCAGAATTTATTGGGAATAATACAAACCTTTTAAGGAGATAAAAATGGATTCACCGGAGAAAGATAATAATACAATGAATCCTCAGAGAAAGGCTATCGAAGTTGGTAGCCGTTCTCTGAAGGAGATTTATATTTATCCGTTATCTATGGGTAATCAAGGAGATTTAGAAGAAGTACTTAATACATTAGTTGTAGAATTTTTTGAAAAAAATCCAGACGGAGGTACAGCATTATCTACATCTTCTTTTGTAGTAAGTGCTATTAAAAATAATTTAGAATTATTATTTGGGTTTGTTGTAGATTTAGAAGAAGAGGAAGCAAAGGCTATAAGTAAAGATTTAACTAATATGCAGGCAACTAAACTTGCAATTATGATTTTTAATATGAACTATGAGGAACCAGTAAAAAACTTGAAGAGCCTCCCTTGGATGAAAAATTTATTTCAGTTGGGGAGGCAGTTGCCATCTTTCTTGGAAAGTACAGCCAATACCGAATCGAAGATATCTACAGAAAGTCCTTTAAAGACGGAGGACTTACCAGACGACAATTTAACTTCCTCTTCCAGAAAGCCCAGGAAGGCGAGTTAAGTAGAATGAAATTTGAAGCTGGTCTTCAAGGCATTGATTTAGATAAAGAAATAAACGGTCAACAAACAATAGATACACCAAATGGTAAAATGACAGTTTCAAAAGAATTTTTATTTGGTGACCCTAAAGATTATGAAAAGATGAGTGAGGAGCAAAGGAAAGATAAAACAGATAAGATGATGGGGTTACATAAAAAAGCTTTTGGAGGGAAATAAATGGCGGATTCTGCTCAAAATTTAATACTTGCTACTATATTTAAAGGGACATTAGATCCTAGTGTTAAAGCCTCGATAATTGCACTTAAGGGTCAATTAGCAGGTTTAAATACTTCTTTAAATTCTACAGGTACGGCAGGGGGTAAAGCAGGAGCAGGAATTCAAAAAGTTAATAAAGGAGCTAAAAATACAGCTCCTTTGAGTAATTATGCCGCCTCGGTTAGAAAAGTACGTTCTGCATTTAAGACATTGTTGGCTTATGCTTTTGTAGGAAAAGTAATACAAGGAATTACTTCTGCTTTTACAGGAGGAGTTAATGAGATTATAGAGTATGATCAAGCACTTAAAAATCTTCAAGCTATTACAGGAGCAACAGAAATTGAAATCGGTGCTCTCGGAAATACTATTACTCGTGTAGCAACTAGTACTAGATTTTCAACTGCTGAAGTAGGTAAAGGAATGGTTCTTTTATCTCAGTCAGGTTTTACTGCTTCTGAAAGTATGCAAAGTATGCAGGCGGTAGCTGATTTAGCTACTGGTACTTTATCTAGTATGCAAACAGTTACAGATTTATTAACTACTTCTATTAGAGCATTTGGTTTAGAAGCTGTTGAAGCTAGAAGAGTATCAGATGTAATGGCTAATGCTATCAATAAATCTAAGTTGACAGTAGATAAGATGAGAATAGCATTTAACTTTGTGGGTGCTTCTGCTTCACTTGCAGGATTATCTATTGAAGAAACTTCTGCTTCTATGATGGTACTTGCTAATAATGGTCTTAGAGCATCAACTATTGGTACAGGTTTACGTCAGGTTCTTAAGAGACTTATTGCTCCTAATGCTAAATTACGAGATGCTTATGCTCAGTCAGGTGTAGAGTTAGATAAAATTAATCCTAAGACAGTAGGATTTAAAGGTGTCTTACTTAATTTATCTAGAATATTGTGGGATTCTAAAGAGAAAACTGTAGATATGGCTAGAGCTTTTGATTTATTTGGATTAAGAGGAGCTCAGGCTGCATCTATTTTAGTTAAAGAGTTTGTTAGTAATAAATATGATAAAGCTTTAAAGGCCGCATTTAATGTGGGGACAGCCGCAGAAATGGCCGCCACACAGTTTAAAGGTTTACAGGTAGTTATTAAAAATTTATCTGATGTTTGGGGTGTTTTATTTGTTAATTTAGGTGAGTCTGGTGTAAAAGGAGCAATGGCAGGAGTTTTGGATTTAGTAATAGAACTTGTTAATTGGTTAAAAGATTTAGCTACTACTATGGGTGCAGGTATTATAGTTAAAACTGCTTTACTTACTGCAGGTATGTATGCTTTATCTGTTAGTGTAAAAGGAGTGATTTGGGGATTCTCTACCTTGGGTCCTATGTTAGCAAAACTACTTCCTTTTTTAACGGTGTCTACTAATTGGTGGGGATTACTCGCTATAGCAATGGCAGCCGTGGTAGCTGTAAGTTATCAATTAGCAACAGAGAATAAAAGACAGGCTAGACATCTTTCCCAAACAGCTATTGAAACGGAAGCAGTAATTACATCTTTTGAGAATTATGCTGAAGCTATGCAGGTACTTTATGATAAGTTTAAAGCAAGCAATGACGATACAGCTTATGTTGCTAATATGGAAAGATTGAAAAAAGATTTTCCAGAATTAACTACAAGTATAATAGGCACCACAGAAGCTTTTGAAGAAGATAAAGAAGCAATGGATCAAATAGTTAGTGACGAACAAATAGAGAAAGTAAGTACATTAACTAAAGCTATAGAAAAATATAGGGATGCTATTAGGGATACAGCTTTTTGGGCGGGTATTTGGGCAAATATTAAAGGCATACCAAAAGAAGCAATGGATACATATTTAAAATTTGTAATGTTTTATGTAAATAATTGGGCTAAAGCAGGTAATCTTGTTGCTGGTAGTTTAGAAGGAATGAGTACTAAGATAAGAGAATTTGGTGAAGGGGATCCTTTTTTTGAAAGACTTGCTGATATTTTAGATATGCCTTCTAATGTTGTAACTTCTATTAGTAGAGGTATTTCAAGAAGTTTTGAAACTATAATAGAAGAAGGTATGGGTAGTGAAAAAGTTATAGGGATGATAAAAGAACAATCTGGGATGATAGCTGAATTAGCTAAAGAAGCTTTTGCGGCGGAAGTAGAGTCAGGAATGAAATTTGGTACTTTAGATTGGATGGCCGTTAATCTTCTTAATGATTTTCCTCAGCTAAATATAGATGAAAAAGTACAACTTGTTCAAATGGTAGATGAAATGAGGGAAACATATCTTGAAAATGAGAAACATAGAATTAAAAGAGAGAAAGATCTTAATGCAGAAAGAGAAAAAAATGAGATAACTGTTTTAGAGAATATGAAAGAAAAAGCCGATGCTATTCAAACAGTTAGGTTAGCTCAGATGATAAAGACAATGAAAAGTGAGATTGCTACATATAGAAAAATTAAAGAAGCTGAATGGGATTTAGATAAATTATCTGCAACAGAGAAAAAAAATAGATGGGCGGGATTGAGTAATGAAATAGAAGCAATACAGGCTAGACATTTAGTAAAAATGAAAAAGATGATGTTAGAAGATCCTATTTACTATGCTAAAAAAGGTCTTAGAGATTTAACTGTAGCTAAAAAAGAATATAATGATATACCAGATGAAAATAAAACATTAGAAGATTTAATGTCATTAGCAGATAAAGCTAAAATAGCATCTCAAAAAATAGATATTTTATCTAGTGCATGGGAAGAATTTAAAACAGAAGTTACGGTCAAACCCAAAGAATCTGAATTTATGGATCAATTATTAGTCAAATTTGCTAAGGCTAATTCTGAAATTCAGGGTATGGTAGCAAATAAAGATAATAAATTATTAAACGGATGGAAGACTAATTTAGAAGAAATAGGGTCAACCCTTGTAAATGATATAGCAGGTAATTTATCTTTAATAGGAGATAAGACAGTAGATATAAAAGATAAATTTAAAGATATGGCTCAATCAATGTTACAGGATTTGACTGCTCTTATTCTTAAGTATATGTTATTAAAATCTATTATGGGTATAGGTGGAGGTGAAGGGTCAGGTAGTTTATTATCTAAGTTTGCTGGAAGTGCTTTAAATGATATGGGGTTTAGTACATTATCTTCTGCACCTTCTAAGATTGCAGGTTTTGTATCTTCTGTGATTAAACCTTCTATCATCTCCAATAGAAATATATATAATCCTGCAGGAGTAGTTAATTCAGGAGTAGTTAGTGAAGGTGCAAGAAGTGTAAATGATCCTATGAATGGAGGGACAGTAAATATTTTTAAGATTAATGCAATTGATTCTAAATCTTTTAATCAGCAATTGCAAAATAAAGGGGCACAAGCTATAATGGTACAAAGTATTGTTAGTAATAAAAAACATAATGGTATGATAAGAGGTGCTTAATGAGTAATGAAATTTTTAAATGGATGCCTCAAATGGTAGACATGAAAGATTCCACTAAATATAATGTAATAGGGTCAGAGTATGAAAATGGAATGACTCAAAGAGGATTGATATCTGAAAGAGAATCTAATAAATTTACTTTTAATTATAGAAATAAACTTTTAAATCCAGGAGAAGAAATAGTTCTTAAAAATGAGATAAGACTTTTCTTTAAAGCTAGACAAGGTTCTTATGATAATTTTTTTATACCTTCCTGGAAATTAGAAGGTAAAATATTAGGGGGTGTAACTACTGCAGATAATACTTTAAAAATAAGTAAAGATCCTAGTTATTTAGAATTCTCCCAAACAGAGTGTGAGTCAGGAAATTATATTTATTTATGTAAAAAGTTTTGTAGGGGGTTTGAAGTTACTACCGTACATGAGATAAATAGAATATCTAGTTGGGCAGTGAGTGGAGCTGATTGGGAGATTACTTTAGAAAATGATTTTACAAATGACTACCCTATTAATACTTATATACAAAAAGCGTATAAGGTATTTTTTTCAGATGATGAGTTGCCTTACTCGTTTGAAATACCTTATGGAATAGATGTAGTATTAAATTTTGAGGAGGATTTAGCTAGTTTATATCAAACAGATTTTGGAGTTTAATAATGAGAGATGCACCTGTAAATTTTTTCAAAGAGAAGAATAAAAAACAATATAACTCTATAAATTTAGCTGTGGTTGAAGGGTCTTATGTTTATATGTCAGGTTTGGAAAGCACTTCTACCAAAACTAGTTTAATAGTTGATTCTGCTGTAAAGACAATATTAAATGATAGCGGATATGATTTTACAGAATCTGGTAATGGCTATTGTTGGACTATTACTTTTGAGGACGGCCCTAATGTAGGAGCAATGCGAAAGGTATCTAGTTATGATGATTCCACAGGAACTTTTGTAGTAACTGTACCTACAGATAAGGATAATGGGGATGATAGTTCTGAAAGAATAAGAATAGCTAGAAGTTTATTTTTAGCAGGGAGAAACACCCCTGTAGATTTTTATTTACCCGACGATTCTTACGGTGTTGATGTAGCGATGAAATATATGCCTTTTCCAATGTCCATTGTACCTTTAGGAACAAACTCTCAAGGGGAAGTAATGACATTGGATATATCTCTATCCGCTGTAAGTAAAGTAATATCTAATGCTATTCAATTAGCAGAAGGATTACAAGGTAATAGAGTATCTCATTTGAGAGTATTTGACAATACATTAGACCAAGGAAAAGAGTATTGTATTAAAGATATTGTTTATATTAATTCTGTTTCTATAGATTTTCAAGAAATTAAATTAGAGTTGGAGAGTAGATATAATATAGTAAATGTTCAAATACCTCAATGTACTTATGCTAGAGATTTTTGTAGATTTAGATTTAAGAGCGATGAATGTGGATGGACTATTGATACAGGATTTTATGAGAAAAAAGATGAACTAGGTAATGTGGTATATAGTTTTCCTTTACATAGTGCGAACTCTTGTGACCATACTTTAAATGGAGCTAATGGATGTTTAGCACATAATAATAGACATCGTTTCGGAGGTTTCCCCGGATTAAATGTAAGTTAAGCCTTTGAATTTTAACGTAGAATAAAAGAACTATTAACTAACTATAAGTAATGCTATGTTAAGAAAAAAACAATACGAACAATACTTGGGTATACCCTATAAACATTTAGGAAGAGACAGAAAAGGTATTGACTGTTGGGGGTTACCTATGCTATACTATAAAGAGATATTAAATATAGAATTAAAAGATTGGTGGTATGAACCTGATTGGTCTAAAAAAGGAAGTAATTATTTTTTAGATAATTATCAGAGTTTTCATTTTGAAAAAGTAAATGAACCTAAAAAAGACGATTTAATTCTTATGTTTACAGATATTAATTCTAAAATACCCAACCATTGTTGTATAGTAGTAGACCCTCCTAATATAAGTATTACGGCCAGTAGTGTTGGCGTACATATAATAAGTTTAAATACTCCTATTATAAAAAGAAGAATAGAAGGTTATTATAGATTATGCCTAAATTAATTTTAGTAAAGAATCATCTTATTCCTGAAGATAAAGTTATATTTGTATATAAGGAATGTAACTTAACAGTTTTTCTGAATAAATTTATAGAAATAAATACTAAGTATAGAAATTTACCTCAACAAGGTAATTTCACTATCCGTTTAAATACTATTGAAATTGAAGATTCCCATCGAGTATTAAATTTAAATCTTAAAAAAGAAGATGAAATACTTATTTATCCTAATATTAAGGGTCCCATCCCCGCCATACTTACTGCAATATGGGGTGGGATGCAGGCCGGTGGTGCCATGGCTTCAGCTGGAGTAGGATTTTCAACTGTAGCAGGGGCAGGAGGAGCTTTAAGTGTAGCAGGAACAATAGGCGCAGGTATGGCTTATGGCGGAATGATGTTAGGTGGGTTAGCTTTAACTGCTGGTGTTTCTTATGGATTAAATTCTTTGTTTGCTCCTTCTTTAGATTCCCCAGGGGGTCCTACTGAAGATTCTCCTTCTTTTTCTTGGAATGTTACCCCCCAATCCAGAGAAGGTATAGCAGTTCCTATTATTTACGGGGAGCATCTTGTAGGTGGAAATATTCTTACTCAAGCTAAGGAGTATATTGTAAAACAACCTTGGGAATGGGATGAAATTGATTCTAGAGAAGTTCAAGTCCCGTACGGAGAAACTCTTCCTTTTCTTAATTTCTTTTTAGTAGGATTATTTGAACCTGTTAGGGGTGTAGCTATAGAATGTAAATTAGATACTCCTTATTTATTTTTTAGTTATAAACTCTGGGATGTTACTTTATGGGATGATCTTTGGAATGCAATATTTTTAGGATTGAAGAATGCGGGTGTAGTAATTAGCACATGGGATGAAATTCTTGCAATGGGTGATACCATTAAAAGAGCTTTTAATATTGGAATGTTTAATCAAAGAGCAATTATACAAACTAAATTGGCTGAGATAGCAAATAATCCAGCTGTAAATTTTGATAGAAATACTGTACAAACTATTCTTGAAAGGTGGATAGGAGACACAAATGTTATAGATTCAGATTCTGTAACTTACTTAGGCGATACGGCAAATGACGGAATAAGAAATACTATTCAAGAAGTTATATTAGGCGCTCTTCAACTTGTAGGGGATATTTGGGATAAAATAGAATGGGATCCTTTTGATCCTATGGGTACAGATGATAGGTTTGTTAAAATATTTTCAGAATCTAAAGATGAAAGAGAAAATTTAGGGTGTTATGTTGTAGGTTGTATTTATTTTAATGAAGTAGGATTTGGTTTTGATTATGATGAAGAGGCTGCTCTAGATAATATTTGGAAATTTTTATATTTATTTGGTACAAATATATTTTTCGGAGGTTATAATCCTACAGGTGTTACATTTGATTTAGCTGATTTTTTTAAATTTAAAACTGTTAAGTTGGATTGGCAGGCTGAAATTAAATCTGTATATGTACCCGAATTTGGTACGGTACAGGCATATTTAGAAGATCTTAGAAAACCACGCAAATATATTGCGGATATAAGATATACTCAAACACTTCATCAATTAACTGCTCTGTCTGAAGGAACTTGTACAGGAATTAAAGAAGTATTTGTAGATAATTCTCCTTCTAAAAGTGTTCCTAATTTTTCTTATACATTCTTTAATGGTAAGAATGATCAGTATATAGGAGCAAGAGACGGAGGAGCTAATGGTTTTGATAATTTTAATAGAGCTAGTAAATTTCATACTAAAAGTGCGGACTTAATAGATGCAGGGGATTATATAGAGTTTACTACCTCTGAGAATTTTAATGCTCATAATGTTATTGTAGAAACAACATCCACCATATTCAGAGTTTCCAGCGGGGGACATACTAGACCTTTTGCTCCTAGTAAAGGTCAGGAACCTTTAAAATTTGCTGTACAGGTAGGATTTTCATGGTCTAATTTTAATTTATATACTCCAGGACAAACCATAGACGAGTCATTGCTTCAAGAAGGTGCTTTTCTTATTAATGAGTATGAATTAAGGGGTCAATTTGATACTAATCCTACTGTTTCTAAATGGGCTTCTTTGCCTATTAGAGATTTTCTTATGTCTGTAACAGATATGGATTTAATATCTTCCAGATTTCCTTTTACTATGGCGGGTTTATGTGCTTGGTTAACAGTATTACCTGATCTATCTCCCTATAATCATACTTTATATTTAGCAGATTCAGATTATGCTGAAAGAGTACAATCACTTGTTAAAGAAAGAATGCTTTCTCTTTTTACAGAACAAGGAGCTAAACTTGTAGTAAGAGTAACTAGACTTTCGGCTCCATATACAGGAACAGGAGCACAAGATATTGCTGTAACAGGATTTCAGGAAGTATCTTATATAGGATATGACTATCCTAATAATGCTCTTTTAGGAGTAGGGTTCAAAGCTACATCTAAATATAATTCTTCTATACCTAAAATAACTGCTATTGTAAAAGGTAAAAAGATATCTGTACCTAAGCTTATTACATCCGGCGGGTATAGAGTATACCACGAGTATGCATGGTTTGATGAAGATTCAGATTGTTATCGTAGTTACATACATAATGGAAATAAATGTTGGTATGAAAAAGATTCTGAAGGCAGTTATATTTGGGTAGAAGAATATTGTAATAATCCTACTTGGTGTGCGTATGATTTAATTATAAATAAAAGATATGGTTTAGGTAATTATACTTCACAATTAAATTTACCTGTAGATTGGTTTATAAACGCCGCAGAATATTGTGATACATTAGTACCAGACTGTACTATTAGATTTGCTAAAGCAGATGCTGATAGTCTTATTACAGAATTTACTCTTATAGATCAAGATTCTGATTTCTTTAAAAACGGTAATCAATATTATAGTGAGAATACTTTAGGTTTAGATGAACAAGGACAAGGTTATATGGGGTCGGATATAGTAGACTCTTTAAATTATGACGAGTTATATTATCAAAAAAGAGTATTAGGCGGTGCTATATTTGCTAAGAAAGAAGATGGTACTTGGACTAGAGCTATAGTAGAACGTATGGTTAGAGGCGGTCCTTTTGACCTTATTAGAACTGCCGATCTTACTTTTAAGCCTGCTTATAATGAGAATATAGCTTCGGGTGGATCTAGATACTGGACTAATGAATTGCCTTATAATAATGCTGGTTCAGATTATTATGGTCAATACCAGCTGAGTGAAAAAAGATTTGTATTAGATATTGTAGTAGATAATGTTAGTAGTGCTATTGATTGGGTTAAAACTTTATTTGATACTTTTAGAGCATTTCCTATTCAAATAGGCGGCGGGTATAAACCTATTATAAATAAATATCAAGAGCCTGTAGCGACTATAGGTATGGGTAATATAATTAAAGGTTCTGTTCAATTATCTTATATACCTTTATCTAAATCTTATAATGTGGTAGAGGCTCAATTTACTAATAGAGAAAATGCTTTTAAAAGAGACACCCGCCAATTAATTGACGGGGATGTGGATGTAGCAACCACAACAGAAATTCAAAAGACTATTCGTAAAAAGACTATAAAGCTTCCAGGCATTACTCGTCCAGCTCAAATACAAAGAGAAATGCAATCTCAACTTTTAATCTCTAAGCATAACAAAAAATTAGTTTCTTTTTCTATGGGTATAGAGCATTTAAATCTTACAGCTGGAGACTCTTTTGTTTTTAATCATTATATTATTTACGGTGACGGAAAAAGTGGTAGACTTCAAGCTTTTGTAGAAGCTAGTGGTAAAGTTATATTAGATCAAGATGTTTCAGCTTTAACAGGAACATTAATTTTAAATATTAAACATCTTCTTAACGATAGTTATTGTAAGGCTTGCAATAAAGTTGTAGATGATATTACTCTTACAGTATGTCCTTATTGTGGAGAAACTTTAGATAGTGCTGAAATAGTAAGAGAGTATTTAGTAGAGTCTATAGACGGTAAAGAAGTATTTTGTGATTTTAGTTATGATATAAAACCTTTAGCTTTTGATAATTATGAAATAGGAACTGCTTCAGAAATAAATCAAAAATATAAAATATTATCCATACAACCAGATGAAATGGGTAATGCTAATTTAATAGGTGTAGAAGATTCTAATACTGTTTATGGTTCTCTTAGAACCACTGTAAAAGGAAATATAGTAGCTTATGACGATGTAGAATTAGCTACACAAAATAATAGAACTTCGATATTACCTGTTGTTTCTGATACTCAACCTGTTACTAATTTAAATGTATTTCCAAGTAATATGTCCACTTTTGAAATAGGAATTAAATTTGGCCCTCCTGCAACTACTACTATATTATATACAGGAGCAAGAATTAGAGTGTTTGTCCCTGGGTATGCAGACATATATAATAATACAATAGATAATGGGGATATTAATACATATGTTCGATTGGCATCTAATACTCTAACATATACTATAGAAGTGTATGCTAAATATTTTGGAGATGGAGAATCAGACCCTGTTAGAGCTTATATTAATTTAAGCACCATTGTTCCTTCATTGTATAGTATTTCACCTTACCCTGCTTCAGTGAGTAATTTAAGATTAGCTCCTCAATGTAGGCCTACTACTCAATATGAGAATGAAGATTATAATTACTTTTCAACTGATTATTTAATATTTAAATGGAATTCTTTAGCTCAACCAGATGTGGAGAATGATGCTTTTTCTACTAATTCAATAATCATTGAAGGATATAAATTAGTTATATCTCTATTGTATGGTAATGGTGCGGCTTTTGTTCCTGCCGAAACATATACATTAGGTAAATATGAAACTGAAAAAAGAGTAGAGTTATATGATATAATACCAGATATTCTTACTAATGCTGATGCTTCTATTACAGAAAGATTAGGATTAATACAAAAAGTATCTGTTGCTATTTCAGCTTTTACGGCAGGTAATATTTATAGTGAAGTTGAAACAGTGGAGATTTTTACTCCTTGGGACCCTTTACCCCCTAGTAATATATTTCTTGCACAATTTTTAGGTTCTGTTTATATTTGGTGGAATGTAGGTGAGGAGTTTCAAAAAGATATAGAGTATTATGAGGTGTATATACAGGTAACTAAGCCTGCTAAAAAATATTTATTAGATTGGGATGGAGCTCCTTCTTGGATTTCTAAAACTAAAAAGTATTCGCCACCAATACAGCTATATTAGTACCTGAAGATATTAGAACAAATTTTGGAGCATTTGGATTTTTATGGGGTTGTGAGTATGAAGCTTTTATTACTGCCGTAACTAGAGTAGGAGCTAAAACTTCATCAAGGAGTAATGAAGTTATTAATCCCGATGATTCTACAGGTGACCCTCCTGCAGGCAATTTACCTCAAAACGGTGTTCCTGATTATATGCTTCAATCTCCTGCATCTCATATTACTATATATGATTGGGTATCAGAATTTCATACTATTTTTACAGTATCTGATCATAGATTGTGGATTCAAACTTCTGCTATTTCTGATAGACAAAAAATAGTAGACGGATATTTAGGAACAGGTATAACTTACTCCGGTATAACATGGGGTGTATTTAAAGTAGTTAGAATAACTTATGAATCTCCTAACGAAGAAGATTTTGTAAAAGTAGCTTTTTCAGTAGATAAAGCATGTAAGGTTTGGATAGAATATTTAAATCAAGGAATAGATGGATCTTATTTATTAGGTACTTGGAGATATTTAGGAGGTAATGCATCTAATGCATTAGATGCAGAAGGTAAATTAACTGCTTATGATACTACTTGGGCGGCAGGGGATAAATATTGGTCAGTGCCTGCAGGTTCAAGTGGTGCTTTATTTCCTGTTTCTATTAAAAATAAATATATGAGATTACTTGTAAGGCCTTTAGATGATTCAGATACTGTTACTATAAACGAATTAAGATTTACTAGAGCAGGTACTTTTGATCAAGTTTCAGTTGACTTAATTAAAAATTTAAATTATGATTCTGGGGATGAAAAATTTTATCTTGATGCTAATGCAACAGGATTAGTACCTGAAAGAACTGGAAATTCTCCGGTACTTTGGGCCGCAGACGGAGGTATTGGAGGAACAAGAGATACACCAGGTTTAAAATTAACAGCCGACGGAATTGTTCAAAATAGTCCTACTGGATATATGGTTAGCGGAGAAAATGGTATACCTAATTGGTCTCCAGTTAATCAATGGTATTTAAATGATTGGACAACTGAAATAGTTTTTTCATCTGACGATCACGATAATATTCAATGGACAGGCGGGGATATAATTTTTGGGGATAATTTAACTTATACTATAACAGCAGGGGATGCTGTTATCCCTAATGACGGTTCATCTTATGTGTATTTTAATAGAGATAATTCAGAAACTACTTTTTCAGTAACTAATGATTTTTCAGATTTAATTGTTCCAGGTATTGTTTTAATTGCCAGAGGTGTTGAAAATTCAGATTCGGCTCAATTTGCTACAATAATAGGTAAAAGTACAGTTTGGCCTACAATTACATCTACTCAAATAGGGGATAACTCTATTGAAACAGGACATCTTACTGCTAATTGTGTAACAGCAAATGAGATAAAAGCAGGAACAATAACGGCTACTGAAATGTTTGCTACTACGGTAGCTGGTTTGTTTGCTAATTTAGGAACAATCTCCGCAGGTATATTGCAAAATAAAGATTATTCCACTGCACCTAAATTTCAAATGAATTTAAATACTAATGTTATTACTGTAAGTGGAACTGGCGGTTTAGTTATTTCTGGTGCAAACGGAATAACTGTTACAGGTGGTGTTAATGTTACTACTGGGGATATTAATATAGGCGCCGCCGGTGATATTATATTAGCTCCCGGGGGAGATATAGAGTTTGAAGATAATATTAAAATGAACTCCACCTATACTGCGGCTCTTTCTATATTTTACATTGCCCCTTTAAATATAGCTACAGCCGACTGGTTTTCAGTTGGAACATCTGGGAACAGGTTTGATAGTCTTGCATTATATGGAAACTCTTTATATTTATCTGCCGGAACTGGAAAAGCTGAAATAGTAGGAACAAATATTTCACTTGAACCAGGCTCAAGTGCAGGGGATGATCTATATATGAAGTTACCAAAGTTAAAAAATGGGACCGGAGCAAAAGCTTGGTATAGACTATGGTGGAATGATTTATTAAAACAAATAGAGTGTGAAGTAGAAACACCGCCAGCATAATAACAATCTTAAAAGGAGAGAACAATGGAAAAGAATGAAATGTTATCAAAGAAAAGTATGGAACAATCTTTACAAGTAGGAGTGTCTAAATATCTACAGATTTTTTATAGCAGTAATTTTCAGAATAAATTATCAGAAG